CTTCTGGCCGACATCATCTCGATGCAGCGGCCCGACGAGACGGTCTCTATCGCCCTGGTCGAGAACCCGAAGACAGGGGAGGGGTCCCTCTGAGCATGAAGATCCTCAAGGTCCCGATCTCCTCCGTCGTCCCGTGGGACAAAAACCCCCGCGGCATCAAGACGGAGGACTTCGAGCGCCTCAAGAAGCAGATCCTCAAGCTCGGCGTCTACAAGCCGCTCGTCTGCTACCGGAACGGCAAGAAGTACGTCGTCCTGGGCGGGAACATGAGGATCCGGGCCCTCCAGGAGCTCGGGGTCCAGGAAGTCGAAATCTCTCTGGTCATGCCGAAGACCGAGGCCGAGCGGATCGAGTACGCGCTCTCCGACAACGACCGCGCCGGCTACTACGAGGAAGATAAGCTGGCAGAGCTCGTCTTCCCCTATATGGCACAGCTTAACCTCGATGAATTCAGGGTAGACATCGGCCGCTCTGTTGACCTGAAATCGCTTCTCGACCAATTCGGCCCGGATGACGAGATGAAGCGAGGCGAGCTCGCCGATACTAACGGGGCTTTCTCGGTCGATCAGATCGTCGACCTTACCGCGAAAGAGATCCTCGAGCTCGACACGAAGGACATCGAAAAGAGAATCATGTCCCTCGCGCTCATCGCCTTTCAGTTCAACCGCCTTTGCGCTGGGAAGAGAGACGGCTATTGGATCAGCATCTACCACAACGCCCACAGGCTTTACTGCACTGCCAAGAACCACCGAAACGCGCTCACCATCCTGGAGTCGAGGAATAAAAAATTCGCCACGGCCCTGGCTAAGTTCATTGTCTTTTACTCGGGCCAGGTTGTTCTTCCGCCTCAAACGATCAAATTCACCCGGACCGGCCAGGCCGGTTCGATAATCGTCAACGAATTTCCCCCCTATGTTGCCCGGGACTTGGTCCTCGAGTACACGAAGGGAAAAAACCGGATCGCGGTCCTGGACCCTTGCCACGGCTGGGGCGGTCGCCTGATCGGAGCCCTGGCGGCCATGAAGCGCGTCCGGTACGTGGGCGTTGACCCTGCCGAGCGGACAAACAAGGGGCTCAGGAACCTGGCCGACTTTCTTCTCTCCGCTAAGAAGATCAAGGCACTCGGTTCCTCGGTGGAACTCATCTGCGACGGCTTTGAAACGGCGAAGATCCCCCGGGGACCTTATGATTTCGCCATCACTTCGCCGCCATACTTTGACTTGGAACGGTATGACGACGGGGAAAAACAGGTCTGGAAAAAATATGCGACAGCCGAAGAATTCAACGCCGGTTTCCTCCGCACCCTCATCCAGAAGACTATGGCAAGCCTCAGGCCGGAAGTGGCTTTTGTCCTCAACGTTTCCAGCGACAAGTACGACATGGGGAAGAACGTAGAGAAGATTTGCGGGGAGCTTAAGCTCTCTTGTCGAGTGCTCGAGGGAAACCGTATCGGTGGCGTTGGACTGGGCGACCGGGCCTCGAGCGACGAGTACGAATTCGGGGAACCCTTCTTTGAGATAAGGCGTGCATGAAGGTCGTATCATGAAAGTCAAAGTCGCGAAGCTCAACCACCCGTTCAAGATGGACCAGCTCAACCTCGAGAAGGTGGAGGTCATCGCCAGCATGGGACTGATCGATGAGCAGATCGCCGTCATCCTCGATATCAGCCCCCGAACCCTGAATTACTGGAAGAAACACCCCGCGTTTTTGCAGTCCCTAAAAAGGGGGAAGCTCAAGGCAGACTTCCAGATCACTCAGAGCCTTTATAAGAAGGCGATCGGATACGAGACGCTTGATAAAAACGGAAGGAAGGTATGGATGGCTGGCGACACAACCGCCATGATCTTCTGGCTAAAGAACCGGCAGCCGGAGAAATGGCGGGATAAGCATGAGCAGGAAGTAATCGGGACGTTTAGGATCGTACATGCAGACGAATCTTGATGATGGACAGCTGGTAAGGCTTCCCTATGCGCTGAAGCCTTGGCAGAAGTCCGTCTTTTACGATCCCCACCGCTTCAAGGTCATCTGCGCCGGGAGGCGGAGCGGGAAGACCCTGCTGGCGTGCGACTTTCTGACCATCAAGGCTTCAACCACTCCTAACTCGCTGTGCTGGCTCGTCGGCCAGACGTACCAGTCGGCCCAAGATGCGGCATGGCCTATGCTCAAGGCGAATCTCCAGCCATTCTTCAAGTATGGCTTGATCAACAAGGTGAACGAAAGCGATCTCCTAATCAGGTTCGCGGGAAATGGCCAGATTCAGCTCAAGGGCGCGGACAAGGCGGACACGTTGCGCGGCCCGAAGCTCAATGCTCTTGTCGTCGAAGAGTATGCCTCCATGCGCGGGAACGTGTGGGAGGAGATTCTCCAACCCATGACCTCGGACCTCAAAGCGCCCGTCTATTTCACCTCTACGCCCAAAGGCTACAACCACTTCTACGAGCTAAATCAGATGGAGCTCAAGAATTCCGCTGATTGGAAGTCTTGGCATATCAAGACCTCGGAAGCCGGGACGATTTCGCCGGATGAAATCGAGCGGGCCCGCCGTGACATGGACCCCCGTGTCTTCCGCCAGGAGTATGAGGCGTCGTTTGAGTCGTTCGGAGGCCAGGTGTTCACGGACTTCAGCCGGGAGCGGCACGTAGCCAGGGAGCCCATCAAGTTCAACCCGGGGATGGAGTATTGCCTCGGGGTCGACTTCGGGTGGAGCGCCCCGACCGCGGTGCTTTTCATCAACGTCGACGCCCAGGAGAATGTGTTCGTGTGGAGCGAGCTCGGGAGGCGCGAGACGCCCATTCCGGTCATCGGCAAGCACATCATCGCGGCCGCCCCGCTTGCGCGGCCGACGCTCATCGGCTGCGACCCTGCGGGCGACGCGAAGAACGAAGCGCTCGGAACATCTTCCGTCTCCGAGCTCCGCGCGATCTTTAGCTACGAGGTGGTCCGGTACAAGCACAAGTACCCCGGCATCATCCAGGACCGGGTCAACCAGATACGGAAGTGGCTCCGGAACGACAAGCTCTTAATCTCCCCGCGCTGTACGAACCTCATCCAGGCATTCGAAATGTACCGATACCCGGACCCAAAGGGCGACATCCAGAGCGAATTACCGCTCAAGGACGGCATAAGCGACCACTGGATAGACGCACTCGGCGAGTTTTTCATCAACCGGTTCCCTGTTCGGAAATCCTCGTGCGGGGTGGCATGATATGTTTAAATCCATCGTTCCCCAAACCATCATCAATAGCGTCCTGGCCGCGAAGTGGCGCGCCGAGAAGGACCGCCAGGAAGAGGCCGACAACCGTCTGTGCATCTACTCGGACGATTACGAGGAGATCATCAGGGATACGCTCAAGACGCTTTTCTGCAAAGAGAATTACGAGAACCTTTATTACCACGTCAACCAGAGCCAGAATATCTTCAAGCGTGTCGTGAATCAGATTTCGATGATCTACAAGGCCGACGCTCAACGCACCCTTGATGTCCAGAGCGATCGCTATGAGACCATCAAGGATGAGACGGATATCGACACCCGGATGCGGAAGGTGAACCGCCTGACAAACGCCATGAACGACATCATCGTCATGGTCGCTGTGCACGACGGCCGAATCTGCTACGACCTCATCACGCCGAACGTCTGCACGGTCATCCAGGACCCGGACAATCCCTCAAAGATGGACGCCCTGATCTACCGGTTGACTTCGGTCAATACGCCGACCTCGGCTAACATTCGCTATGCTTACTGGGACGTCAACGGAAACCACGCGATCCTCGATGGTTATTTCCGAACCATATCGGTGATCTATAGCCCGGACGGCTCAGGGGGCGGCATGCCGTACCCTTACCGCGACAAAAGCGGGGCGTTCGTCATCCCCGCCGTCGTCTTGCATCGTCAGCACCCCGAGGATTCGTTCTGGGACCAGGACTCGGGGCGCGACCTCTACAATGCTGCGGTGGGCCTCGGCTGGAAGCTCACGCTCAAGGACTACTATTTCAAGAGCGCCTCGTTTAAGCAGATCTACGTCATCGCCGACGACCTGAACGTTC